TGCTGCTGCTGATGTTGCGTTGTTGGCATACGACAATGCTGCTGCTGCTGCGTGGACTGCGTATCGAGATGCAAAAAAGGAGATAAAGAATGACTGAACAAGATAAAGCATGGATCGACTACAGGCTTCGCCAAGAACGTGAGTATGTCGAGCAGAATGAAGTTGAGGACAAAAGAGAAAAGGTGCTGGCAAGGATATACAAACAACTGGAGGCTTTAAATGATAACCATTAAAGATTGGATGGAGGGAGTACAGTATAGAGTCACGGATAACTGGGACTTTCAATGGCAATGCTTCGGCTCTAATGCTATGGTGCTGGAATCAGATTGGGGTGTTCACGGTGGGCGCACCTACACCATCACCTACGACAAGACATCACTTGAGGTATATGAGGTGTGCAGTTATAGTCAAGAGGAGTGTACAGGACTTAGATGGCTTAATCCTGCCTACAAAAAGGCATACTTTGCCGAGGAAAAACGCAAGGGAATGTGGGACATAACGCACTTTACCGAAGTTAATTCACCGAGAGGATGGTCATGGCTAACAAAAATGTTTGGGTTTTAGTGGAGTGTATCTCGCAGTATATAACTAAATACGTTGTGGAATGTCCTGCTGACTTCCCAGAATATGCCCTAGATACAGTTACTAATCAGGAAGCAAAAGAGTTCTCGCAGCACTACGTTGGAGAGAGTATACTGTCCTACCAAGTCATAGATCAGGATGATGCCCTAGCCCAATGTGACGTGGATAACGAGTATTACAGCAAGAATAGTACAGAAAGTAAGATAAGAGCATTTTTCACTAAGGAGAACGAAATTGGTAATCAAAGGAACGACTAGCGGATACAGGGACATGGCAGATGGTACATTGAGGATTATGATAGACATTGAGCCAAACGATGCACGAAATGCGGTGCAACTGTTCGCAGATCGTGGTACTTTAGTGGCAATCGCTGCACTAGATGATAGTCAAATCGAAAAAATGTAAGTCATGTGGGGTAGAATTTACCCCTACTAGACCAATGCAGATTGTATGCACATGGTCGTGTGCGAATGATCTGACTGCTCGTAAGAAGCTGAGAGCGATCCGGTTAGAGCAATCTAAAGGTAGGAAGGAGTTAAAGACACGCAGAGAATGGCTACAAGATACCCAGAAGGCATTTAATAAGTTTATCCGCACTAGGGATGCCAATGAGCCTTGTATTAGCTGTAACAGACACCACACAGGGCAGTATCATGCTGGACACTACATGGCTACGAGTGTACGACCCAATCTCCGTTTTACTGAGGACAACGTACACAAACAATGCCAACCGTGTAATACTCACTTGTCAGGCAATTTATTGTGCTATCGTATCAACCTGATTAAGAAAATTGGTCAGGCAGCAGTAGATGTACTTGAAGGCGCACCACAAGAAAAGAAGTGGACTATAGACGAGTTGAAAGAACTACAACAGAAATATCATAAATTAAACAAGGAGATGATATGAGTGACGATAAGGTATACCTAAGTAAGAACGAACAACGTGAACTAACCAAGACAAGACAAGAACGCATAAGGCAGCTAATAGCCCAGAAGCCACTAATTCGTACAAAAGAGATGGCTGTAATCATGGGGTTAACTGATTTTGTAGTAACTAATGCCATGCGATCCATTAGAGAGGAGTTCATACCAGTTAAGCTACCCAGCACAGGACATGGAGTGTACAAAGGCTTTATCCTGAATCCAGACTACGTTCATGTACCCAAATCACCAGATGACCCACTAGCGTTTAAGAAATCCCCTCACGGTAGAATGGTCTTTGTAGACGATTTGATGTTAGCCAAATACGGAACTACAGCGTTAGCCCAGCCACTACGCAAACTACCACGAACTTCTGTCGGTAGCACAATGGAAGGAGGGTACTGGTAATGCTAGACTTCCCTATCTCTGAAAATCTTACTACAGTAGGACATTTAATGACTTCTCCACTTTCTACCCCAAAAGACTGGGCTGGTGATATAATAGCACTTCGTAAACTAATCAATAACATAGCTGGCGATTGTAATGACCGAGAGTATCGGTCTGCTTTGCCTCGTATACAAGAGGCTATTGAACATCTAAACTCACTAACTTACTATTGCGAAACAACACCAGAAAGACTAAAACGTAGTGGATGACACAGATATAGCCTCAATTAATGAGGAGATTCAAAGAGATGCAGAGTTAAGACGAGTACGCGCCCTAGTCAGAAAGACACCACGTTCCAGTATATGTTTGGAGTGTGGAGTAAAGACTGATAAGGGTGCGAGATGGTGTTCGCTTCCATGTAGGGACTTCTGGCAACTCAGGAGGGGTGTTAAATGACACTCACAGCTAAACAAGAATCATTCGCATTAGTAAGGATATGCAATGGCAGCTAGAATACGCAAGTCACACCAAGATGATGTTAGGAAACGCATAGAGGTTAGTAACCTACTGACTAGAGTGCAAAAATTTGCTATGGGCGAACTAGCTGACGAGGACATCAGCCCAAATAGGCTCAATGCAATCAAGCTGTTATTAGCCAAGGCTCTACCAGATTTGCAAAGCATTGAATTTACAGGGGATAAAGATAACCCAATAGCATTTGAAGAAATAAACAGACCTAAACTCACTAAACTTGAATGGTTAAAACTACATGGCATGGAATCCCCAGGCTGGCCCACAGAGTAGCGCATTACTAGCTGATTGGGTAGATGAGTTATTTTATGGTGGTGAACGTGGTGGTGGTAAATCAGATTACCAATTAGGCTACCAAGAAGATGGTGCATTAAGCTATGAGGGAAAATCTCGTGGGATCATGTTCCGTAAGACCTATCCTGAGTTGGAAGAATTACAAGCTAGAGCAAGCGAAGTATTCCCATTAAGCGGTGCGCTATATAAAACACAGCCATCAGCACAATTCCCATTCTCAAACTGTTGGTACTGGCCTAATGGCGCATCAGTCAAAATGCGATTCATTGAAAGCGAGAAGGACTATGGTAGGTATCACGGTCACCAGTACACACATATCAGCTTTGACGAAGTAACGGAGTACCCAAGCCCTGCTGGACTGCTGAAAATGCTATCTACACTCAGAAGCCCACACGGTGTTCCATGTACCATGCGAGCAACTGGCAATCCTGGTGGTGTTGGTCATGGATGGGTTAAAGCACGTTATATTGATGTCGCTGCCCCTTATATCCCATATGTAGACCCTGATAGTGGGTTTGTAAGGCTGTTCATACCCTCTAAGACTGCTGACAACCAAGTATTGCTGTTGGCTGACCCCAAGTATAGAGATCGTATCAAAGCTGCCACAGGTGGCAATGAGGCACTTAGGAAGGCATGGCTAGAGGGCGATTGGAATATTATTGCTGGTGCGTTCTTCGACTGTTGGAATACTGCTAGGCACGTTATCAAGCCATTTGCGCTACCAGAGCATTGGATGAAGTTCAGGTCAGGCGATTGGGGTAGTGCTAGGCCATTTAGCTTTGGGTGGTGGGCTGTCGTGTCAGATGACTATGTGACAGAGGAAGGATTAACCCTACCACGAGGTTGTATGGTTAGATACCGAGAATGGTATGGGATAGCCCAAAATGTGCATGGTCAGCCACAATATAACGTGGGATTGAAGATGGTCGCAGAAACAGTAGGGTCAATGTTAGCAGACAAAGAGAAAAACGACATAGGTGTATCGCATGGTGTGCTAGACCCAGCAGCGTTCACACAGGATGGTGGGCCATCACTAGCAGAGAGAATATACCAAGGAAGCAACCAAAAGATACTGTTTAGGAGGGCAGATAATGCCAGAGTATCCAAAAAAGGGGCGATTGGGGGGTGGGATCAGCTTAGAAGTCGCTTAATTGGGGCAGATTTAGATAAACCTATGATAGTATGCTTCAATACATGCTATAATTCCATCCGTACCATACCCCTATTGCAACATGATGCTGACAAAATCGAGGATTTGGACACAGAGCAAGAAGATCATGCAGCAGATGAATGGCGATACGCTTGTATGTCAAGACCTTATGTTAAAGACGAACCAAGCAACGATACAGCCAGATTCCCAACCCAGCAAACAATCGCTGAGTTGATAAAAAAACAGCGCGATAAGCGCATTAATGATGATTAGGAGATAGTATGCCGTTCGGAACAGACCCACTAGACATTTACCACAATGGAGTATGGTACAACCATGCAGGGGTGCAGATCTCTGGGGTTGATGATAGCAATATAGT